TGTAATAAAATCTAAATCTAAATTTGTAGAATAAGTTTTGCTTAATGGTTTTGTAGTTATCTTTGGAAATAATTCACTATAACCCTTTTCATCTAATGATACATTATGGTCAAGACCACGATATTGTTTTTCTTTAGAATATGAAGGATTTGGCGAATAGTTTGGATTGTTAAATGTATTAAGTGGACCTATATAATATACTTTTTTATGTGGTAGAATACAAAATAATACTAAATCACCCTTTGTGATGGAATCATGAACACCCCTAAAGAAAGGTCTCGCGGGTAGTTCCTTTGATACGGAAGGTAAGGTTGAATTTAATCCCTTTACCTTTATCATATTTGTCGAGTAAATTTCACCAACACCACCCCTTTTATTATCAGTATAAACTCTACGAACCGTTCCCAAATGAAATTGAATACTATTATCGTTTGCCATTACGAACTATACTTTTCTTTAATTTTACTTATATCAATATCATCGGATTTTTTTTGTATTTCCGCAGCAGCATCTTCAAGTGAATTCATCAATTCTTCTTTTTCATCTTCACTTAATAAACCAACATCACTATCATCAACTACTTGATGTTTGCTCATGATACGTTGGATTACGGTTGCTAACTTTAATAGATTATCATCATTCTTGACACCGACATCAAGAAGTTCTTTTAATATAGGACCCACGATAGCAATATCCTCGATACCTTGTATGTAACCATGTACCTCTTGGACTAAAAGCTCAATCTGAGTTTTCTTTAGTTTAGAGTTCTCGTATATCTCTTGGGATAAATCAGAGAAATTCTTATCACCGAATATTTTAAAGTCTTTTTCCATAACATTCTATTAATAAATATAGAACGATTAGAAAGTTGTTACAAAGAACCTGTGCTTATTAAATTGTCTATGTGTCCTTTAATAAGAACTTCATGTCGTATTTTTGGATATATTTTACGAAACACATTAGATACTTGGGTTATCTTAGATGTCTTTACATCTGTCATTTCTCTAATCATTATATATAAAGCTTTCTTATTGAAGTTATCAATGTTATTCTTATTCCGACATAGAAACAATATTGATTCAGCAACGTCTTTATCATGCTGTTTAGGAAATAGAGTTTCTAAGTTGTTTTCAAAATAAGTTAATGTCTTTTTAAATACATCAGATGAAGGTGATTTTTCTATAACTTCATCATCAACACCGTGGGTATATAGAGTATCGATATCATCGTGGATTTTTAACTTCTTATAGTTAGCATTATTATTCAATATAAGATAATTTTTAGCAACTACACTAAAATAACTAAATGCTTTACTGCCTTTAGTCTCATCAAATTTATGGATATTAATAACTAAATTAGAAACTACTTCTTCCTGTAGGTCTCGGAAACCATAACTGAAGTAACTAAACTTAAAGGTATTGATTATATTTTCTGCTAACTTTAAGAAAGCAGTATGAATCTCTTCCGTGTATACTTTATGTCTGAATGGTATATCATCAGACCTGTTATATTTTACAATCGCATCATGTACTGGCGTACCAAAATATATCTTACTTTTCTTTTTTCTCTTCTTTACTATCTTTTTTACTACTTTCTTTGCTGCCATCATCAACCTCAGTTTCAAATAATTGTTCTAGTTGTTTTCCGAGTTGTTTGACTTCTTGAAAAAAGAAGCCAACTTCATCATCAGACTCGAATGTACCCTTATCGTCTATTAGTTTAAGTTGATGTTTTATTGATTCTATAGTAGTGTTTATGTTTAGTATTATTAATTCGTAGTTAGTTATTCGTTTTAATGCGTAGAAAGTTATTACACTTGTGCAGAGTGCAATAATTCCAAATAAAACCGTTATTATGTAATGTAACAATTAAGACTCTTCTTCTATTATTTTTATTTCTTCTTCTACTTTTTCTATTACGTTGCTTAGATAAGTTAAATCTTTATCTTCTTCAATTATTAATAATAAATCTCGTATTTCTTGTAGAAATGCTAAAAATTCATCCATTAAGATTCACCAACAATTTGATTCATTAATTCCCTAGCATCATCATCATCAAAATCATATTCATTTTTTTCTAACTCATCATCAACCAAATGTCGCAATTCCGAATATTTGTTTTTTACTGCATCAACCATTTCCATATCTTCACCCTCCAAGATATCCAATACGTCATTTAAATTATCATTTAATTCTAATAATCTTTTTTTAACTTTATAGAACATTTCTTTATGTTGGTGTTGTGCAAATTCTAATTTATCTAATCTAGTCATGATGGTGGTTATGACATCCACGATTTCTTTTTGTGTAGTTTTCATATCTATCCATAAATAGTACCATATTAATAAAAATCATTTAGGATTTAAGTGTTATTGATATACATCCATTCCAGCATCACCAAGTGTTTTTAATTCTCCACGTTATCGCTATCGGAATAATTATCCATACCTGTATCTTCGAGTTCATCTTCATTATAGTATTCAAGATTTACTCTTTTATTGTTTTTGTAATTAGGATCAGATTTTATTGTTTTTTTGTCAAGTGATCTCATTTGTTTTTTATCATTATTAGTTAGCATACAATCTTTCATAAATTGTTTCATGTCTATTTTCGTTTTCATTATTAACCTCTTATGTTTTAATTTTTAGGGGCGTAGAAGAAAGGAAGAAAGAACTACGCCCCATATAGAACCTCTATTGAGATTCAATTCTTTGGAGAACGATAACCTATTTGTTTATCCGATATAATATACAACTTAATTATACCAATGTCAAGCATTATTTTTATTATTTTTCATATCTCGTTTAGTTTTTTTCTTATGACATGGGCGGCATAAGGTTTGCATATTATTTAATTCATAGTAAGACCAATCTAACTTATTGGCTTTGATTCCCTTTTGTTCCATTAATGGTTTAACGTGGTCTAAGTCCCAAGTACGCCTGGTACATTGTTCTCCACAATCATTACACTTCCCTTTGTCTCGTTTCCATATATGTTTTCTAGCTTCACTTGAATGATAGATAATCATATAGTCTGTAGCACAATCTTGATGCCAAGTCTTACGAGTATTATGTACTTTATTCTCTATAATCTTTTTACCACACCAACGACATGTTCCTTTTTCTTGAACGTAGTAAGAATTAGGTTTAGGTGGCATACGAAAGTTACCATCCCACTTTTCTTTCTTTTTACCAAATGTTTTTTTATGCCTCCTACCGAATTTACTTAATGGCATTACAAATTCTTATATACTCGTTTTACATAAAAGTTATTCTTGATATAGTTCTGACTGTATTTTCTAGTAACAGTAGGACCATGACTATAAGCCGTAAGTGTGGATTCCATATCACCAAAGTGATTATTCAGATGAGATAAGTATTTAATACCAACCGTTACATTAATATAAGGATCAAATAAATCATTTTTATGAGTATTGAATTCTGACATAGCAGTTTCAGGTAATATTTGCATCAATCCCATAGCACCAACGCTTGATATAGCTCTATGATTCCAATTTGATTCGGTTTGTATTACGGCTTTAACCATTCCATAATCCACACCATACTCATCACATAAGGCATTGACATAAATCAATAGATGTTTGAGTTTAGATTTATTCAAAGAAGAGTTAATCTCATTTGATTCTAATTCAAAGTTACCTCTGATTATCGGATCACTAACCAAATGAACTATGGTTTCTGTTTTGATTATGGGTGATGTATAAGTATATTCTCTATACAACATAACAGATAAAGAAGTTAACATTACACCTAGCAAGAAGTGTTGTCTATCACTTAGCATCTAATTTTCCCTTTGGTTGTTCTAGTTTCTTAAAAAACTTTAATTCTTTTGATGACATCATTTTTAATTCAGATAAGTTATCCATTATCTTACCTTTTTGTACTAAAGATATTTTATCTTCCGAGTATAACTTATTGAGTTTTTCTTGAGCCCGATAGTATCCGAATTTCATGAATTCTTTTACGATGATGTGGTAAATTGATTTGGTTTCCATATGAGAGAACCTTTTTAAGATTTTTTTTGAGAGTCTTTTCGTTGGCCGTTTCTTATATATATTGGCTTTATTATTTCGCACTCTTCGAATATGATTTAATTTCGCACTCATAGTATCATTCAATACTACAACATCAAATTCATATCTCTTCCACATTTCATTCAATTGTTTTAAAGTTGATTTAGTATAAATAACCGTATCGTCATTAAGAATCGTATCATGTAGGGCATCTACGTGTTCCCAATCACTACGCTTCCAGACGATTTTACCATCCGAATTTTTCCTTTCGACATAATTACCCATATTTTCATAACCATTTTTCTCACACCAATCTTCAATGCGAGTTCTCAAGGATTTTAATTTTTTTAATAATGTTTGTCTTTTCAATTATAATGGATTTACTACAGGTGTATTCATGACTTCTTCTAATTCTTTTCCAGATATAACTTTATCTTCATCCAATAGAGTTCTTTCGATTTCATCTTTAAGATTATACACGTCATTTCGTGCACCATCTATATAAGACTTGCCTTCTGAAACACCTTCCCATTCTGGCAAAGAATAGTAAGCGTCATCTAAATGACCTTCTATTTCTACTAACGTGTTTAATATTTCTTTTAATGTCATTGTTTTTTTCCTTTTCTTAACACCTAATAATACGACAAAATAATGACAAAGTCAAGCATTATTTTTAAGTTTTTTAAAATAATTTAAAACTTTATTTCGAGTGTATTTAATACTATGACTTAAAGGAATACGTCGGGTTCCCCTTTTCCACCAATGTAATCTACCATCACCACCATCAAATGCTTCCCACCTACATTTAGACCAGATACATTTCCATTGATATCTATCAGTATATCTTTCAAATGGTTTCATAGTCCAACCACAATGACATTCTGGACTATGTTTATAATATTTTTTTAATAACAACTTAAACATTATTTTTTAAGTCTTTTCTTAAATCTCTTATGCATTTTATTTAATGCCTGTTTTTGTTTGATACTTAAAGTACCACGATTTTTAACTTGTTTCTCTACACTATTTAAGAAATCTTCAGCACCATATTCATAACTTCTTTCGTAATTACATTCATACAATAGTTTTTGAACCATCCTTACTTTCTGAACCATTGTTTCTTTTTTTGTTTTATAATTAGGATCATTTTTTTTAAAGAAATATTTAGCATAATTACTAATGGTATTGTTTATGGCAGTTTCTTGTTTCTCTGATAAACTATATCCCTTTGAAAGCTTATTATGCATATCAGCTACAAAACTCTTATAGCCATTATCATTAACCCAATAGGATTTATCCTTTAAGATGTGGTCTAATTGTTGTTTTCTTTTAGCGTAATTCATTATAAGTAATTTGGTCCAGTCCAATGAAACCAATTTTGTTCGGTAGCAAAGATAGAACCTCTCACGTGTTTAGCGGGAGCAGCCCAACCAGCCGCTTTAAAGACATCACCAGTAAAATAAGGAATACCCTTGTGTTCTCCATCTGTTTTAGCAACAAAACCCCAAACAGAATTATCGTGTATCACTTTATCAAATTTCCTGCCAGGCTTAACACGAAGAGACTTTTTAAATCTAACAGCACTCGCCTCTTTAATCAACTTCATCTGTTCATCAACTCCATCCCTATTGGGATTATTCCATTTATCATAATCATTACCAATACCAACAAGTAGATTATCTAGCGCGTC